GGTTTAGCCCACCACACCATTAAAATGCACGTCAACGGCCCCGGATATAGAAACTACTCGAAAACCTCGAACGCCTATGGCAGTTGCAGCTTTATCTATTGCAATCTCTCCCTCATCCCAATCAAGGCCTACTGCAGTATCGTCACGCATGCCCTCTATATCATTTGATGTTTGGATTTTGGCGGTTCCGGCTGGAAGAAAATCAACTCCAACTTCTCGAACGTCCGGTGGAAAAATAATCCAGTCAGATGTTTCTGTATCTAATATCGATACCTTTTCATAAATGTTTGTTTTTGAAGCAGTTGCAGACTTTAATAATTTATATGACATAGTGTATCCTTATTTGTATTATATACTATAACGGCTTAAAAGTAAATAACCTATGCCGCCATGTCTAGCTCTGCGTCAACTTCCTGCAGTATATCTTCTGTTCTTGGTATTGCTACACACCGGCATTGTATGTCTTGCCCTGGGATAGAGCTTGTCATATTGCCCGTTTTACTTTGCCAGGTCTTACCGCCGTCGGTGGAGAACTTGCCACTATCGTCCCAGCGGTATATCTTGCCGGTGGTGCCGGTATCCATTGTCTTATGGTTGGCCCTTACCCGTTCATCCCTGGCAGTTAACCATCTATAGGTATCGATGCCTAAAGACTGCTGTCGGGTTTTGGTAAGCCTACCATTAAGTTTCCCTACCTGGTCACGGGCGATAAGTTTGGCCCGGGAGGTGGTCATATTCTTGCTCATTTTAAGCAGGTCTTCTTTTATGGTGGTAACGGTTTGTTCATTAAGTATGCCATCGGAAACTATGGTATTTACTTTCTTAATGTACTCGTCAGACAGGGATTTAATTAAATTGAAGTTTAGGTTGCCCCACTGGGAAAGCACGCCCGGCAGCCAGGAGGCCTCATCCATTGTGAAATTGTCTACGCCAGTTAAAGGTTTGGTGAACTTTTGTTCCTGCTTTTTATTAAAGGCAGATACAGCCAGGCCCACCCCTGCAATGGTGGCGGTAATAGTAGCAAAGTTAAAACCGTTCGTACCCTGCCCGCCCTCTGTGAACATATCGGTATGTATGTCCTGCAGCTCGTTTATAAGGCGCTGAAACTCGTCATTAAATTCATCCTGCCTTAGTTGCTGAAGCTCTTGGGCTTTTTCATAGGCTTGTTTGTTGAATTCGTCGACCCTTATATCGGGGCAATGGCTTTTTATTTCTGCTATAACCGATCGGGCGTTTGTAGCAGTGTCCAGCTTTAACTCTGCATCTACTTTTGTTTCTGCAACCCACCGGCCCAGGTTGGCATTTATTACAGCCAGGGCCCGGGAGGAGTAGACGCGCATTAACTCATTTATGTATTTTGCATACTTGCGTTCAATGCTATTTGGATATAACCATGTAGAATTTACGCCCCTTTTCCTGGAAGCCTTTCTAGCCCCCTTGGACATCTTGGCTCTATGCTGCTTTATGAACTCTAAAAATATAAGCTGCCCGGGGGCTGCATCAGCATGCATGCTCTTATTCCTCTGTTCCTGCAGGCGGCTCAGTTGGTTCCGGCAAGTCCCCCGATATATTAGTATCGTAGGAGTAGCCATTTACAAACCGGCTTTCCCTTACCTCATCGTCTGTAATAGCTCCAATATCCGTAGCGTATATTTTATCTATCTCAGCTTGCGTTTTGCGGTTTGCTAGTTCTTCCGTTTCTGTTAGTTCCCAAACGCTGTTCCATTTAATAGTGGGATCTGTGCCCTTTGGGGTGACGGGGATATAGGTATTTATCATATTAACCAGGGTTTGAACCGGCGGTGTCAACCATGTGCCCTGCTTTACAACTACAGCATCATAATAATTTCTTAAATCTGAATTGCCGGTTGCGTTCATGCCCTCCGGTGCTACACCCCATAGGCGTGTATTCGGGTATTCCGCTACTGCTGCAACGGTTGTCATCATCTTATTAAGCAGTTCGGCCATACCGGCAACATTAGCCGTATTTCTGCTGAACTCTTCTTCCGCCCCTAACAGTACTCCGTTAATTGCGGACTTGGATGCCTGTATTACTTCCATACGTTTATATACGGCTGCAACCCCTTCATCGCCCTCTAATAGCAACTGCTCAAGGTTGGAAAGCTTGTATACCGATATGACGAATTCCAGCATTATGTTTGCTATGGACTGGTCTACGCTTCCCAGGTTCTTTATCTTTTCCCATATGGACTGCAGTACGGACATTCCCCAGTATGTATATGAATAGTTTAGGCCGGTTGTGACCGGGGCAATAGGTTCACCTTTAAAGATGAGGCAACGGGAAGGGTGCACTCTAAAGGGGGTAAGGCCTGCAGGCTGTACATAAAACATTTTAGGTTCCCCGAAGTTTGGTTTCTTTGGGTTGGTTTCAATATCGGTGGGCAGGATGGGAACGCAGGGGGCCGGGTAGGTTCTAAGCCAGTCTATACCCGTTATGTTTTTCTTTAAAGGTTGTTCTAAGGTGCCTCCGTCTTTTACCCCTACGATTATAATGGCTCCCCGGTATAGGCGGGCCCACTTTACAGCCAGGTTCACTTCTGTTTGGGCATTTAGGCGGGTAAGTTCATCATGTATTTTATTATCGGTATCTTCTTCTACATTAAACCATTTACGGGTCATGTCGTCACCCATAGCCGAAACTATCTTTTTACCTACGCCCTCGCCCATCCATACATTAGTTAATTCTTGGTCTGATAAGAATGGGTACTCTGCAAGGGCGATGCTTTGGGTCTTGTCGGCAAATTGCCCGAGCCCTGCGACTACACTGTTCCAACCATCGTCACGCGATACACCCGGTTTAGTTAATTTCGGGGGTGTTATTGCTGCGTCTCTTTTAATCTTCTTTGCCATAGTTTACTCCTGGTTACATTTCCCATAAACCGGACACGCCGGTCATTTTGCCTTCAACTGATTCCCATACGCCGGTAAGACAATCCGGTGCATCGTCATGCTTATTAGATTTGAACCGTTTTTTATATCGTGAGATTGCTAATGCAAACTCGGGCCACTTTGTTTCCCAATTATAAGGCATTTTAACATTATTTTGCACATTAGCGCTATTAGAAAAAATACGGGACTCTTTGTTGTCCCCCTGGTGGAACCATTCTACAGAGCAACCGTTGTATTTTAAAGAGGTTCGCATTATACGCCGAACGGCCCTGGCAAAGCCCCGGCCCCCGTTATTGGATTCCACTTTAGCCCTGCGAACCCGGCTATGCTTTAGGAATGCCGCGGTCTCGGGCTCTGTTATTTCCATCGGTTCGTTTGTATATAGTACATCTACAATATAGATAATATTATCCCTGCCCACTTTATAGTTAATAGAGCAAAGGTAATCTTCCCCGGTGTCTGCTGTGTCCGTGTAGTTGTAAGGACCTTTTGCTGAGGTAGGTATTTCGTTGAATGTGTCGAAGTTTTTGTATAGTAGCCCTTTCACTGGTTTGGGGTTGCCCTGGTGCAATGCTTCAAACCGTTCGGGGTCTAATTCCTTATCTTCCTGCAGCTGCTTTCTATCGTGCTTCCAGGGCCAAAGGGGCACACCTTTTTTCCGGGGGTCTATTTGGGTGGGGGCTGAATCTTTAAGGGCTTGGAAGTTTATTTTTAACCAACAGTCCCGGGAGGCTTTTTTAAGGTCTGACCATTTTTCAATAGTTATAACCTTTTCCTTCTTTTCGATGTACCCTATTAAATCTTCTTCGTGCCAACGGGTGAATACTATTAGCTGCTGGGACGCCTTATGCAGCCGGGTACGAACTACGGTAGTATACCAGTCTATAACAGCTTCCCGTATTGTGGGGGAGTTGCCCTCTTTGTAATCCTTGTACATATCATCCATTATCATAATGTCCACAGGGGAGCCGGTTAGGGGCCCACCACGGCCGACAAACTTGATACCGCCTGTATAGCCTACTACTTCACGTTCATCTACCGTATTGGTGTAATCGGCATCCATCTTGCCGGCGAATCTAGTATTTGGGAAAAGGTTTTGAAATGCCCGGCTGCCGACTATACGGCGTATGTCCCGGGAGAACTTACGGACAAAGGTTTGGGCATATGAGCCTACTGCTATTTTTAAATCGGGGTTTTTGCCTAATAGGTAGGCTCCCATTCTTCTTGTAGAACCTTCTGACTTTCCGTGCTGGGGAGGTACGGTTACTATTAGTTTGGGGATATTGCCTTCTGCGAATTCTTGTAATATACGGTAATATATCTTATGAAACTTGCCAGGTACAAAGGCGGGAAATGTTTCTTTGGTGAAACGGAAGAGGGATCGGCGTTGGTACTCACGGCGGGCAAGTTCTTTTACTATAGCCTTTTTTGTGATCCTCTTACTTTGGGGCATTTGCTCTCCTGGTCGCGGGATGTTGTATTATAACATGCCGTGCCAGGATTTAAGGGTTATTGTAAATCCTTAGGATCTATTCTAGTGGATAGGGTTGTTAAGTAATCGAACAACTTCTCGGGGTCTTTAAAGTCAGTAGGCTCTAGGGTTACATATTTTAAAGTATGCCCTATTGTAGCCGGGAAGCTGCCATTAAGGATTACAGGGATTTCGCCTTTTTGTTTCTTCATCACGACTTTCATTTGTCATACTCCCTTTGTGAATTGTATACAGGGCAGCCAGCTTCGTCCCAGCGGGTAATTCTAGACCACATCATAGCGCGGTAAGCCCCTTGAAGTTTCCATTCAGCTTCAGTATAGATTACAGTATCTCCAAAGTACACCTCTGTATCGGCTGGGAATTGGCTTAATGTTTGCCGGTGCATTTCCTGGGCTGCCTTTTGTTGTGCGAAATATCGCTCTGCCTGCGTAAAGGGTATTTCCTGTTTAGGCCTATTGGAAAGGATTGGTTTTGGAACGCCCTGCAGATTTGGCCAGGCTTTGTTCGCCCGTTTCAATTTAAACGCGTAATGTTCATCTACAGCCTGTATCATTCCTTCTCGCATGGCTGCCAGCTTCTCATCTGTATTAGGGTTAAACCGCTCCAAAGGTGTCTCAGGGTTTTCCGGTAGGGCCCACAAGTCCCAAATGCTTACCGGGGAGAATATAACGCTGGAGACTGCCCGGGCTATTATGCGCCATATACGGGACAGGTGGCAGGCATTGGAAAAGTTAAGGAAAGCAAATGTATTGAAGTGGTCTGCAAGGTAGCCGGATTTAATAGCAACCTTAAAGGGTATCCGTTTACCATAGGGCGACATCTCGGCTTCGTACTTTTGCCAGTATAGGCGTTTGATAGCTTCATTTTCCATTTGATGTTTCCTGTTCTTCTTTGCGCTTTTGGCAGATAACGGCTTGTTCATGTCCCGGGGCCAGATCGATATGATAGTTGCAGTCAGTACACTGACCGGAGCCTACTTTTCGAATTGTACTTCTTGAAGGCCCTCCCACTTTTTCACCATAAGGGCAAGCCGTCATGCATACACCCGCAATACCATCCGTGCTATATGAAACCTTTCCGGTTGCGGCGGCGCCCTGCTTTTCTAGCTGCCGATGGTGCACTGCCATACCCTTCACATCTATGCCCAGTAACATGAATAGTGTAATTTGTACATCATCAATATGCAGGGGACCGGGGATGTTTGGCTTTACTTTAGTAATGTCATAGGCGGTAATATGCTTCCGTAGGTCGTCGGCACAAATAGGCTTATTGATATCTGCTCCCAGGTGTTCCGCTAGTTCCTTTGTATAGGCTACAGCTGAGGGGTCGCAGCATACAATAGTTCCGTTTTTGTTGTTAGCTAGTTTTATTATTTCGGTTGTTTTGTTGGTTTTAGCTTTGCCGGTTATTATGTTCATGCTTTAAGCCTCGATACTATTTATAGCTTCTTCTGCTACGTTCGGGCCATTGTCGCGATTGTATAAATCTGTGCGCAACTCGTCGCCGGCTAGATTTACTTTCATCACCCGGCCATGTAAATAATCAAAATAGGTTTGCCCGGTGTCTAATATTTCCTGCGCTTGCCCTTCAGACATATCTTCCGGGGTGGCGTTCAACGCACCCAGACCCAAGACACAGGCATTATTATAGAGGGCTGCGAGTACTTTTGCTTTGTTTTTATTTTTAATGTTCATGCTTTAATTCCTGTAATGTTATTTAGTAGCCAGTGTTAAGGCCCGCCGCCCTTAGCAAGGGTGTGAGCGGGCCGGTCAGTTTTAAAGACCTGGTATCATAACTGGCTCCTATATTTTCGTATAGTATATTATAGGATTCAGGTGTTTGTTTTGGGGATTATTTTTTATATTCGATTAGGGCTTGCTGAGTGCTGCCTATTTGGTTCGGTACTTGTATTATATCTGTAGCGATCCCCACCGGGCAGTTGTAGTATAAGAACTCCTGCAGCTTTTCATAATCCCTTTCAAATACATACAGCTCTATTGTGAATTGGCGTTCCATAGATTGCCCGGGGCTTTGGTTGTCTTGGTTATAGGCTAAGGGTACATTGTTTTGATTAGCAAAGGCTTCTAAATCACTTATTCGCATTTTATTTCTCCAAATACGCTTTACGGTATTTAGTAGCCAGTTCTGACATTGCCCGTTTAGATATACGGTTTGCCATTTTTGTGAAAGTTCTTTTGTGTTTGGCGTTGTGTAGCCGGGTGGGCCTCTTTACAGTAAGCAGCATATCTTCCGGGCACATGCCGTGCCTGGTAGCTTCACATACAATTAAACCGGCTAAAGGGTGGGCAGTAGATATGTAGGCTTTGGCTTCATTTGCTATAGCTGCAGGAACAGCGAAATAGAAATAGTGGGGTATGCGGCGGCCTGGGGTTACTTTCCATTTGGGCTTTTTGATATCGGCTTTTAGGTCTGCTATAGATACCTTTATTTCTACCTCGTGTATTTCACACTGCCTTTTGTTTTTAATTAACGCTAGGAAATCGGCTATGCCCCCTTTATGGGTGGTCATTACTTCGGTAGCGCATAGGGCTTGTTTAGTAAAGCGATATTTAGCCAGTAGGCAGGCTTTTATTTGTGGGGCTTTTATTGTTAATTTGGGGTTGTTGATTGTTTTTACTATTGCCATTTTAGATAGATGTTTAGTAGGATGTAATTTAGCCGGTGGTGTAACAGAGCCGTTTTATTTAGTATAAACCATAAAGGGCCAAATATAAAGACCGGCTTTCTTAAAGATATGTTTATTGTATTGCCCTTTTGCTTTATACTAAAGCAGCAGCGGAAGTATAATGGAAACTTTGCCATTTGGTTAGTCCTTTAGTGTTTAACAATTTGGCCCTCGTTATTGAATGGTATAAATACGGAACTTTTTGGGCTTGTATAAATCCAACCACCAGGAACACGAACCCAGGATTCTTCCGTATTAGGTGTGTAGGCTTCCCCTAGATTTAACTCGTACAGTTTTGCTATCCAAGCGTTTTGGGCAGACTCAGTCAGGAGCTGGATGGCAGCGTCTGAGCGTTCTATTGCTGCCTTTACATCTTTAACCTTGAGCACAATGCCTTCATATTCAAAATTGCCGTGCCTTGTATTAAAATCAAAGTCGATATAAATATTACCGCAATTTTCTCTTATTTCGTGCTCTCGGAATAACAGTATTTGTCTTGCCATAATATTACCCCTTATCCCTTATATACTGCAGCACGGCTTCGGCGTTCTTAACCCACGCTATCATTCGCCTGTAGTGGTTTATTGCTTTTAGTTTTACGCCTGGTTTTGCCATGTTATTTCCTAAAGTATAATTGATACCGGGTGCGAGTTTTCATGATACGGCTCTAAGCAGGTGGCACGCATACCAGTCCACATCCCTTGATATTGTTCACGAAGACAGCGGCGAAAGGTGTCGTGTATTAGTTCTAATTTACCATCTTCCCTAGACTTGTATCTGTCCCACTTTAATTCAATGGTTTCGTACCACTTGCCGCTTTCTTTCCAGATGTCTACTCTGACCT